TGAGGGTTTTGAGACCTCTGTGGTGCGAGTTGTACATCATTTTCTTCATTTTGTACAGTGGGTCTGAAATTTTTTGCTTTATCTAACTTAAGCTGAGCGCGGATCATTTCCTGCTGAGCTTCTAAAAGCTTGTCAGAATCACCTGAATCGTAGGCTTCTTTATAGTTACGGCTAGCCTTGTCAACTTCCATCTCAGCGGAGTTCTGATATGTAGAAATAAGCTCTTTTTCTCCTGATTGCAGGACGTTTTTAAGCTTACGGTTCTCGTCAAGGATACGCTGTGCAACGGCTAAAGACTCTTGTTGCTCACGTATTGCAGCCTCTTTCTCCCTACGCTCGTCGTGCCAAGCCTTCTTGTATTGCTTAAATTTAAGCTTTACATTATGAGTATATTCTTCAGAGTCATCGGCTTTTTCCAAGTCCTCTTTAATAGTCTCTGGAAGGGGTTCTACAAACCGGTCTTCTGGGGGAGTATCGTCTTTTACGTCGACCTTAATGTCTACGTCATCACCCTCAATTGAGATATCAAAGGTATCTTCGGGTTTACCCTTATCTTCTTCGTCGGGGAATTTATAACTGTCGCTAAATTTAGGCATGTGCGCTCCTTATTTGCGTTTTATGCCGCGTGGATCGTCAACAATTCCTTCGACGGAATCATCGTTGATGATGCGGAACTCTCTACCGTGGATGACTAATCGTGAACCAGCGTAGGGCCGGATCAAAATAAAGTCGCCTTGTTTACACCAAGGTCCCGTTGGGAACTTTGTTGTATCTTTGTAACAGTCTGGGCCAAGCTCAACTACAAACAAGACCGTTGTGAGGGTCTCTTCGTTGCGCATGGTCTCGTCTGCTTTCATCAAACCAATCTCGCTCTCCTCAAATTGCTTTTCCGCTTCCGGAATTGCACAAAGAATGCGATAGCCCGAGGGCCTTGGTAGTTGCTTTGCTTTCTCTTCCGCTTTTTTGTGCATTAGTGCTGATAGATCAACGACCTTGCTCAAGTCCAGCGTAGGTAAATCACTCATCCGAGTTCTCCATGTTTTTTGTCAGGTCTACAATGTTTCTGCGAGCTGTGAGTAGACCTGTGATAACCCCACATTTATTGCAGTACTCCTCGTAAGACTTAGCAGATTTGGCTCCTAAGTCTTCTTCGATTTGTTTGATGCTTGCATCAATTTGCTGAATCAAAAGATCCAACGCCTGTCTAGTTTGGTACATCAGTCACCCCCCTTTGGTTTCTGCTGTTTTGACCTGCTCTCTGTTTGCAGTCGAGCAATCTCCCTCTGATTAGCCAGCATCGTTTGATGCTTTTGTAAATCCATGCCGGTTGTAAAGCCAGCCTGCTCATGCGCGTGATCACGTTGCTGCTTGTCAGCTTGCGCCTTCATCGCAATCTTCACGCCTTCAGTCTCCTGTTGTGCGTTGATACGCTCGCGCTCAATCTGCAGCTGTGCTTGCTTGAGCATGACATCCGCCTGATCTTTAGCCGCTTTACGCTGCTGCTCTTGGGCTTTAAGCTGAAGTTCTTGCTGCTGCAACTGAATGAGCGGATCTTCTTGCATCTGCTTGTTCTTCTGTTGTTGAGCTTCTTGCTGATGCTGCTGTAACAACTGCTGCGCAGCCTGCGCTGCCATCTGAGACACCTGAACCTCCATCTCTGGAGACATTTCAACTTCATCTGGATCCTCGTTGTATGGAGGTAAGGTCTGGCCCATAGTCTGCTCAATCTGTTTGCGCATCTCCATGCCCAAGTGTTCAGCAATGTGCGCAGAGCCAGCGGCCATAAGCTGCTGCATCAATTGAGGGTTCTGACCAAGCAGGCTTTGAATATTAGGATCTTGAGCCATAGCCATGTGAACAGCGATGTGGGCTTTGTGATCTTGATACAAGAACGCCTTAACAGGTTTGCTATTGAGCAAGTTCTGGTTCTCTGTAACAGGATCACGAGGCTTCATATCGTCATGTATCGGCACAAGCTTCTGGTAGTTCTTAATGCCCAACACATCAAGCATCTGGCGATGCAAGAGAGGTAAGTCATACAACTGAGGAGCCGTCTGCGCAAGCTGTAACGCAGCCTGATACTGAACAACTTTCTGAGCCATTGTCGCAGCGTTGGGATCACTCACTGGGATGATGTCGACCATGTCGTAGTCAGACTGCTTCGCACGACGACCGCCTTCGATTGGCTCGTAGCTGTACTCTTCTGGCGTGTAGTCCCGGATGATTACTTTCAAGAGCTTAAACTCTTGCTTCATCGAGTAGTGGATGCGAGCCTGAACAGCCGACATTGTCTTAAGCTGACGTTCAAGAATAGCCAACGTAGTGCCCACAGGAGCTTGAGCCGACATATCTGAAGTAGACAACTCAACCGCGCCTGCAAACTTGCGTCCCTCATCAATGATCTGATTTAAGAGCGCCGCCAAGACCTGTGATGGCTCCTTGTATGGCAGGGGCATGATGTTGTCACGCATCGTGCCGCTAGGTACGTCTACATCACGGAACTCACCGGGGGAGATTGGGGTGTCATCACCTTTGGTGCGAAGTCCTCTAGTCTTAAAACCACCGGGGAGGTTTGATAGAGTTCCAGCGTCAACCAACTGACGAAGAATAGAAGTACCAGATTTAGCAAAAGAACCAATAAGGTGGACAAGGCCAAAATTATAAAAACCGAACCCGGGAATATAACCGTAGTGGACGAAGTGCGTACGTTTCTGGCAGAGTTCATCGTCTGGTTCCCAGTTGCGCCTGATCGCAAGGATGTTCGTTGTACCCTTCTCAATCGTGACGATGTATGGGAGCGCAATCCCCGTCTTTTCGCCGCTGTCTTCGTCTTTATGCTCATATCCTTTGAGGTCTAGATCGACCTGCATCTCCAAGAGTTTGAAACGGTCATCTTGCGTTGCACGAAAGCCCATCTTCTCTGCAATACGCTTCTCAACTTCGTCCATTGTCTGAGTGGGTTCACCCAAGTCAATGTCACGGTAGAAGCCTTCATGCTGAAGACGTTTAAGATCGTTCTTGTTCTTACGCATGACGTGCGTGATACGTTCTGCATCAGCAAGACTTGATGCACCGTAAGGCACGAGCACATCTTCCGCTGGCGCATACATAGATACTTGACGACCAAGGGATGGGTCGTAGTACACCTTCTTAAACGCGTTACCAGCAAGGCCCAAGCCCCAGAGCATGCGCTCATGCTCAGGTCTGTACTCTTTCATCACGTCCGTAAGCTGATAGTTCATGTCTTCTTGAACTCGCTCCGCCGCGTCTTTCTTATCTGGGGTTTCTTTACCGATGATCTTTGTCTTGACAGGCCCCATTGCAGGGAATGTCTCCATCATTGTCTCAGCTTGGAACTTCACAACGGCTTCAGTCAAGAGGGGGTGATACACACCACATGCGCCAGGCCAAGGTTCTGTTCTTTCTTCGATCTTCAAACCTAATAGCTCTAGGCCATCAACGTAAGTCTGTACCCAATCTTTGCGAGCAGATACATCAGACTCAAAGTCTCCGATTAGCTCACTGGCAAGTGTGGCAAGAACATCATCAGGGATGTCTTCAGCCAAGTTCTTACTAAACTCGTCATCGTCCTCTTCTGGCTCAATCTCAATCTCTACGTCCCCTGCTTTAATACGCACTGCTTCAGGGTCTTCAATCTCAATTTCGATTGGCTCTTCCATTTCCCCCAACTGATCCAGTCCTTGGGGAGCCTCATAAAGAGCCTTGTCTATATTTGTCGCCATGATGTATCCTTAGTAGTACGCAGCTTTTTTGCGATACTGTTTTAAAAAATTATCTTCCGGCTCGTCTGTCGGAAGTCGTAAAAACCCACCCTGCCGGAATCTTAACAGCGCAAGCGTTGTAGAGTCCACCAAGTCGTCATTGGTGCCGGCTGGGAAGTCGTTGCACTCTTCTATTACTTCCTTAGCCCACCGGTGGTCTGGCGCAAACACAATGCCCGACGCAAATAAGTCAGACACTGCGTTCACACGCGCTATTTTGTCTTGTCCTTTGCCCGGAGTAAACTCCCCTACAGGCACGCCCATGCGCCTAAACTCCTGATACAACGCCGATCCGTTGGATTTCTTCTCTACCATGAACGCATCTGGCTGCCACTCCTTGTACTCCTCAAGTACCAGCTTTTTAAGCTCTGGGTACTCCATCCTTTTCTTGATGGCATTAAGCAAAATGATGGCAAAGTTCTGT